TCCACAGCTTCTTTTTTCTCCTGTGAATTTTTATCTTTCCAAACGCGATTTGTCGCGATAGAAAAAGAGCAGACAGATGTACCACCCTCTAATTTTTTAAGTGACGGATCTCGTGTGAGATTTCCAATGAGCAAAACTTTGTTTAAGTACATTTGATTTTTATTGTTAGAAAACTTTTTAATTAATCGACAGCGATAACGTCGAGCGATTTTTCCCCGACATAGTCCGGGACCATTGCCTCATTCGGCCGATTATACTTCCCGTAGTTCGCATTTTCTACGATCTCGCGAGCTTCGGGATATGTATAACGACCTGCTTCATCAATCTGATCTGTATAACCTCTGCGCGCTGATTTCCACCAGCCGTCATGTTCAAGACTCCAAATGAGCCAGCGCACTTTTACTTTCGGTTTTGTTTCGGGCATGGTTTTAAGCTTGCCCTGCGTTCGCTTTATCGTCTCTATCTTTGGCTTGCTTTTCCGTAATGAGAATCGAAAGGCGTCCGCTGATGTCGTCAAGGTTTTCATCCTTGAGATCGAGCATAGTCTTTAGCTTTATAAATTCTTCGACAGTCGCTTTCTTTTTGTCAGCTTCTACATTCTCAAGCTCAAGGCCGAGTGTTTTCGCCTGTATCATGATTTTGTTTTTGAGCGACAAAAGAGCTGCTGCCTTTTTTTCCTCAGCTTCTTTTTCTGCACGATCTTGCTCTTCACGCTTTCGCTTTTCTTCTGCGATAGCTGGATCAACACCGCTCTCTGCCCAATCCTTGAGAAGCTTGCCTGTCTCTTCTGTGATTACGAAAGGATCTCTGTCGATGAAAATACCAGTACGATCTTTTGACGCCGTCGCATAATGGCCGTCGCGATCAAGAGTAAAATTCAAAGTGAGTTCGTATTCAAAACCCTCGCGCTGAATTTCTTTCAAGCCGACTTTCTTAATCTTCTTGTCTTCGGTTTGGATCGTGTCTGTCTTGCTTCGCGCTGTGGTAATGATATGAATTTTTGAAGCTGTTATCGCCTCAAGAAAACGCTGATGTCTTGGCGTTGTGACACTCCATGCAGCCCAGTTGTTGCCCTTAAACTTTGTTTGTCCGAGCAATTCGTTTGACTCAAGAAGTCCGCCCTTGCCGTCCCATTCATGAGTTACTGAGTCGATGATCAAGACTTCCATTCCTGCGGCTTCACACTCTTTGATCGCCTCGATATATCTCTCCGGGGTATATGGCGCGTCGAGTCGGAAGACATTGAAATCTCCGAGATGAGAATACAGATCTGCTGATCCATTTTCCGTGTCGATGATTGCCACCTTATCCATACTGCTCGCGATACTTTTTGCGAGGATTAATGCGCTGTAACTTTTACCCGATCCAGCTGGACCGGAAACACCAAGACGCAATTTTGCTTTTTGCCTTTCTGCTTTTCTTAACTGTGACATTTTTAAATTCGCTCTATGAGCAATTAATTTTTAATTTTTAGATGCGCCTGTCAAACGCCGATATTCTTTCGCGTCATTTATGAGAGTTCAATACTCTTGCAACGTCGGCTTTTGATAGACGCACCTAAAATAACTATCTTAAAACACTTGCGACTGCTTTGATCTGAGCATCCCAAAAAGGGATATGAGGCGTCGGCTCGCCGCTCGCGATCTGTCCGATTGTTGCCAAGAGAATAAACATATTACAGATTAAAAGTACCAAGAAGAAAACAAAGATTTTTGCTATGATTTTTTTCATCTTATTTATTCCAGCAATGCTTTGACCATATCCACGGCTCAGTGCCGTAATTTTGGTATAAGTATTTTGCAAAAGTTTCGTTGTCCTTTTCGTTTGTAAGATTCAATCCCATTTCAGTAGCTTTCTTTCCCCAAATAGCATTGTTGATCATAAACTTTCCAATATCAACTGAGCCGTTTTTGTTTCCATAAAAAGCGACCTGTCCATTTTTGTAGTGACCTGTCGGGCTTTCACATTTCGCGATACGATCGAGCACTGGGGTTTGTGGCTCAATCTTAACTTCGATCTGTGTCACTACTTCTTTACTGTTCATCACTCCACCGATTTTAAATATTGCGATGATAGCGAGAACAATCATAGTAAGGATAAATAATTTCTTGAAAAATCTTTTTGCTTTAATCTTGAATACTTGAAACTTTGTTTTATATAAGTACACATCTTTCTGTCTCTCTCCGTTCACATACAATCTAACTTTTTTATTTTTTTTCATTTTATTTTTTTTGTTTGAGTATAGATTACCTATACCCGTTAATTTTTTAATTTGAATATCGACCACTTCGACCCTGTTGTTTGCAGGAGCTTGAGCACTTTTTGGCTTGTGCCCAAGTTTCTGTAAACAATAAACTGTTTTGCGTCTTTGGTTGTGAAGAACAACTAGATATATTATACGCCCTACTCCGAACACCTTGCAAGTAAAAAGTGTGGATAACTCCGAACAGTTAATCCACACTTATTTTACAAGTCTTTTTTGCTCTCTGTGATAGATCTCATGGACCGTACTCGCAGATTTTAAGCCTATTTCAGTTGCGATTTCTCTAAAAGACCAGCCCTTATTTTTTAATTTTAGTATCATTTTATTTCTCTCTTTTTTCTGTGTCATGGGTACAGTATACACCACACTCCGAACAAAAGCAATGTGTAAAAACCAAAAAGAGGCCCGATAGACAAGAGCCTCTTTATTGGAAGAAACGGGACCCAAAAGGCGGATCCCAAAGTAAGAAATATATCGGACGTCTCCGATGTGTGGGGAACCCACTAACCCCACGACTTTATTATAACATTTCAGTATACAGCAAAAGGTACCGACTATAATGTCAGTACCTTAATATTTTAAACCGGCACAACTCCTTTCTCCACGAGCAAATTCCACTCTTCATAAGTAGCAGATTTTACAATCTCAATAAATTCCGGCTTATAGACCTGTACGCAATTTTGACAGCATACAGTGTAGAGCACTTCGTTTAATTCCGAAGCAGTGTTAAAGTAGCTATTTTTATAGACTACTGAATGGCGTTGTTGATCTCGTTTGCATCTTTTACAATTTAAGAATCTGTAAAAGACTTCTTTAGAAGCATGTACCAGTTCCATGTTTTAGTTTTTTAAGAGCGTTTATTTAAGTATACACCCAGCATAAATATAAAAATCCCTCGAGAGGGATTTTTATATTTACTAGGAAGCATCTTATTTATTTTAGATTAAAATGTATACGATAACAAGTCCATATCTTTGCATTGCCTCGAGCAAATTCTTTAGCCATAAACTCAGTTGCAAAAATTGGATCCTGCGCTTGTGCGACTGAAACATACGGATGAGACGGAAGATGAATCTGTGCGATACCAAAAGACTTACCGTGATCGCCAATAGCGCGCGGATTAAGATTGCTTTCGCATGTCAGTGTTTTCAACATCTTTTCAGCAGACACGTTGTACTGCTTCGCAAAGTGATTAATTATTTGCGGTATCGTCTTTTCAGTGACCGGTATATCGAGAGATCCTGCCTGTTTCGGCCATGAGAGCACCAAAATTAAAACAAGGACGCTCATTATAAATATTTTTTTCATAGTCCGGGATTTAATGCCTCCCGAGAGCAGAGAAAACTATTTTTTCTTTGCTGCTTTGGTTTCAAGCTTGTCGATTTTTTTGTGAGCTTTGAAGTTTCCATAAATAGCAATAAGTGTACCCACAAGCTGGAGAACAAGATCTATTACTTGCCCGAGCTGATCAGCTGTGATCAAATCTCCAAGACCAAAAAGGCCGAGGATTGAAATTACTAAACCTATATACGTTTTATATCCTGTAAACATTTTTTTAATTCAAAAATTAATTAATAAAAGACCTCATATATTATAGCAGACGGCTCTTTCGATATTGCTCTTTTGCGACTTCCCTTTGCTTTTCCTGCTTACATTCGAAGCATGTGACTACCTCGAAATGCCGGGACCTTTCGACTTCTCGGCGACAGTGCTGGCATCTTAAAATATGTGTTTCTTTTTCTTCTCTCATTACTTTGCACCGGATCCTGCTTTAACTAATAAAGCCAATAAGCCAATAACAACTGACGAAATTAGAATCCAATTAATTCGGGTTAGTGTCTTTTTAATAGGGTCAAAATCAGTGTGGTCCACTTTTTTTGTGAGTTCTGTTTTAAGATCTATATGAATACTCTCAATACTTTTTTGGATCGCGTCGAGTTCACTTTTACGCGCAAAATTGCGATCATAGACCGCAAGCGCTGTATCAATTTTATCAACAGACTTTCGCACATACTCCATATCCTTTTGAATGAGTGCTATTGCGACGTCGTGATTTTGTTCTTTTTTTACTATTTCGTTTTCCATATAATTAAACTATTTTTAATCTATATATTTTACCTGCATTACCTGCACCGCCGTTACTACCACCCGGCGAAGTCCCTGCCGCGCCTCCTGCTGCTGTGACAGTTCCAACTGTGATTGATTTGTAACACAAAATAATTATTCCACCGGATCCTCCGCCTCCGCCTCCGCCTCCGCCTCCGTCTGAGTTTCCACCGTTACCACCTGCGCCGCCGTCAGCAGTAATAATATTATTATTTGTTAGCGTTCGTGCAGCAATAAACATCACGCCACCCGACGCACCGGATCCTCCGCCTCCGCCTCCGCCTTGAGTAGCACCGCCGTTATTTGTACCATATCCTCCCCCTCCCCCACCGGATCCTGCTGATGTCGATAAAAGTTCTAAGCTTGTAGAAGCTCGGCCATAGAGAAAATCCGGTATAGATGTTTCGACTCCCGAAGTAATATTGTCGGGTGTCCCTTGAAGTATTTTTAAGGTTTCAGATGTAGCTGTCCCGGCTGCGCCTCCTGCGCCTCCTGCGCCGAAAAATGTCTCTCCTGCGCCTCCTGCTGCGCCGTTAGCGCCAAGAGCTGGGTTTACTGAGGTTCCAGTACCGCCCGGGGTAACAGTCGTACCTAATGGGTCCCAGTTGCCATTTCCACCAGCCTGTCCAGCTGTACCACCCTTTAAATTATTCGTAGACGTAGCAGCACCAGCTGCGCCACCAGTACCGCCCAAAGCTGTCGTACCTGCTGCACCGTTACCACCGTCGCCTCCTTTGACTGAAATTGTACCGTTGTTTATGAGAGTATTTGCAACATAGACGCGCCAGCCATTTGTGAACAAAGTGACCCCACTGTTTATAGTGAGGTCGTAATAAAACATATCTCGGGAGAGTGTTGTGTTTGTAGAAATGACGACAGTCGAATCAGCAGCATTGCCGAAGTTTGGATTTTTCTTTTGAATATCTGTTGCTAAAATTGTTTGACCTGCGTCTATCATATTTTTATATTATATCATTACCTATTTTAATTTGACCCTGTTATGGTATATTCGATCGTCGTGTCTTCGCTTGATCCTTTGACATACACCGGCAAGATCAAAGAACGTGCAAACATCTGTGCACCACAGCGCAAACCAAACTCTGTATATGTATCATTTGGAAGCGATCCGTCTGGTATGAAAAAAGAAAATAAAACACTTCCGACTGAGAGTGTTGTATCTGCAATAGCGATACCGGTAACTTCGGGAGTATCAAGATCTGTGTCAGTATCAGCCGGGGGAGTAGTACCAGTACCGATTTCTGCACTCGTTAAAATACAGTCATAGGTAAGATCGTTTGCGAGACGACGAACAAAAAGATTTACCCCTGTCGCACTGTCGAGCATGATGAGATTTTTTATCCACGGAGAAATTGAAATCACTTCGCCAGTCTTGCTGTTTGTTTTGATGATACGATATTTTCCTGCGAATTTAAGTTTTGATTTATTTTTCATAGCAAAATTATAACATGAGCCCTTTTATCCAAACGTGGAAAAGTTATAGCGCCCGTCGCTCGATCCCGAAGTGCCATAAGTATACGGACCGCTCGTATTTGTCGGTGTACCGATTGAATCAGTTATTTGAAAGGTATCATAAAAGCTCGTAATAAAGTCGAGGATTTCTTGCTCATTGATCACGATTTGCTTGTCGCCATTTATAAGAAGTTTTTGTAAGAATTGGACCATGCCATACGTCTGAGAAGTCACGAGTGTCGCAGAGTGTTTAAAACGCGTCGGCGTGTCCATTGTGGAAGATATACGGGAAATAATAAAATCTTGATCAATGCTTCGAATTACTGAGTCAATATGGATCGATTGGCCTGTATCAAGCCCTGTGCTATGTGTGTCGAATGATGCATCGTTTATTTCCTGCGCCCACGCAGCTATTTCTGCCCGTGCTCTATCGCGAGCGGCATCTTTGCTGTTTAGTGTCTTATCGATAATTTTGTACTCAAAAACGCCGTATAGGGACACAGAAGACGAATCAACAAGCCTTGTGATGACTGGTAAGCTTGGATTTCCACCAACAGCAACGTCCGCGGCCGCAGCCGGGAGTGTCGCTGATTTAAAACGAACCGCCTTTTCTGAGAAGTTATAGAGACAATCAAAGAGTGCTGGATCGTCTTCGTTATCGACACCAACAGTTTGACCAACACCTCCGACAGTGACAACGACGTTCGTGTATGCGTACGCTTGAAGAAAAGTAAGCTGTGTACCGTCGGCGATTTTATGCTCTGTGAAAGATGAGCCGGGATAGACACCTCCGCGGACCGTGATCGCATTTCGAATATTGGTAATATTTTTATTTAAAACAAGACTTGCATAAATATATTTTCCTGAATCATCGTCGAGATTAAACGGCGCAGTTTGACTTGCCTTTACGAAAAAATATATATTTTTATCCTTATCGACATACCAATCTGAGTTTGATATTTCTGCGAGCTGTTGCAGACACTTTGACGGATATTCGTAATTGAAAGCAATATAGCTGATCACTGTCGGAGCGACGACGTTTGAAACATCATATCCGGCTGGTAAAATATTCGTAGCCATTTCGTCAATGATGTCTTCGATGCTCATGTTTTGATAGACGCGCACAACAAGGTTTCGGTCCATATCAAAAGAGTAATCTTTCGCGAGCACTGACGCATACTCAAGCATACCGTCCACCTCTTCGATCATTTCAATAATCTGGCCACCAAAGAGCGTGACACTGTCCTCGATCACTTCTATGTCATCATTAAGAGAGGGTTTAAAACCCGAAGAGTCGGCACGCTTTATTTTAAAATTAAGTGTATCGACTTGGTTCGTAAGAGATCTATTTAAAAGCACACTTTGGAAATCTATCTCAGTGCTTTTATCGACTCCATTAATTTTAATTTGAACACTCATATTTTTTAAGCGCCACGATATTGACGTTGCAAAGATTTAAGAATAATGTCGCCCATTTTGTAAGCAGCATCCTGTGACAAATAATTTCCTCCATTAAGATTAATCACGATAGATCCTCCACCGCCGGCATTTATTTTATTGTTTGGAATGATTGAGCCACTTGATCCCGGACTGAAAAGCTCGGGACCGTTTTCGCCGACAAGGTATGTCTGGCCACCGTTCACGTCTCCACCACCGGCACGAGCGCCAGCAACTCCGAAAACTTTTGATACTGCTTGTCCGAAAGAGGACTGCACACCACTGCCGATACTTTTTACCACGTCCCCAACTTTACCACTGGCTGACGAAAGCACTTTACCGATAGAATTTGCGACACGATCAAGAAGATCGAGCACTTTCTGTATAACATCAGTAAGCGGTTTGAAAAAATCCACAATCGAATTAATTGTTTCATTGAAAGTCTTTTTTATTTCGGTCCATATCTGAGTGAAAAAATCTTTTATCGCGGTCCATATTTCAATCGCTTTCGTTTTCACTTCTTCCCAATGAGTATAAAGATAGACACCAGCAGCGATGAGTAAACCTATTACAATAATGAGCCAGCCGATCGGGTTTGTAGCAAGGAATGTTAAAACCCCACCAAGAAGATTTACGCCAGTCATTAAGGTACGAAAAATAGTGATCATCCTCGGGATAGCAATCGTTAAAGCTAATACACCAGCAACGACACCAGTAATAGCAGCAGCAACTAAAAGAATATTTTTAGTAAGCTCGGGGTGCGCTTCTATCCAAGCAAGCATTTTATCAATTATCGGCTGTATCTTTGTTAAAAGTTCCGTCAATGCCGGAGCGAGAGCGCCACCGATCGCTGACTTCGTATTATTTACTGCGTTCGTGAGAATTTGCCACTGCACCTTAGACGTCTTTGCTGCCTCGTCTGCTTGGCCGGCAACTGACTTTCCGATCTTCGCGATATTTTCCATTGCTGAGGCATTTTCATCAATCGCGATACCTTGTAATTTAAGTTCCTTTGTCGCACCGGAATGAGCAAGAGTTAAAATCTTTACTGCTGCATCAAGATCTATCCCTTTCGCTCGAGCAAGATCCATAGCTATTTTTAATTCATTGTTTGCCTGTGCGGTATTTTTTGTTACTTGAAATAATTTTGCAAAAGCACCGGAAGCTTGCTCGTCATCAAAGCCGAGTTTTAAAGCTGCTTTGCCTGCCTCTTCCATTTGCTTTGTTACACTTGCCAATGCCTCTTTTGAATCCTTAAAACCGGTCGCTGTTTTCCTTTGTGTTTCAGTCAAACTGATTAAACTATTTTCGACTGTTTTATTTGCAATAGCCATTTGCTCTTGATCTTCTGCAAACTCTTTAAGTGCTGATCCGGCAACTGCGGTTATAACACCAAAAGCCACAGTCGCGACTGTGGCCATGTTTTTAAGCTGTGGTTCCATTTCTTTAATCTTTCCAGTGAAACCTTGAACAACAGACGATGCTTCGTCTTTGGCTTTTATAACTATTTCTAATGCAGATTGATTGAACATATATTTTTATTTTTCTTTGTTTTTATCCCCGTCAATGCGCCATTTCAACAAAATTGTCTCGATGAGCCATTGAGGTTGTGAAATAATTTCTTGATATGTCCAACCGGTACGATCTGAAATGTGCGCTATAAGTAGTTCGCTCGGGACATCTTCATTAATTCCCTCGAGCACATTGCGATAAGCATACTCTATTGCGTTTTTTTTTCCTCGCCCAATCCGTCAGCGATTTTCTTCACTTCTTTTAAAATGAAATCTGAATCTGCTGAGTGCATATCAAGAACAGTATTCACGACATCACCCGGGACTGTCCCGTCGATCGATACAATGACAGTACGAAGCGCCATGTCTTGACCGTTGTTCATAAGCTCGATCGGGTTCATACCCTTAACACCCTCATCGTTACTATAATCGATGTTTGTCGGAAGCGCTGAATTTGTGATGTCGCGCTTTTCTCGGCCAGTTAAATAAGATTTTAACTTGACGACTTTGCCACTTATAGGCGTTGTGATTTCAATAGTTTCTCTTTCCATATTTTAATTTTTTCGTTTAACTTTTAATAAGAGATTTCGTGTTCTCTTTTTTTGATTGAACTTTTAATACACCGCTGACTGCAAGTTTCGAAGAGTCGCTTTGATCATCATTGAATCAGCCATAGAATAGAAAGCTTTGAATTTTACAGTCTGCATAATGAGGTCGTTGTTTGCGATCTTCTTTGATACTTCTTGGAATTTAACCTTGCCCATATCGAAAGTGATCTGTGGACTACTTGCTGATCCGAGAGTGACAGAAGTATTTATAAACTGAATACGGAGAGCTTGCGCGAGATCTGCGAGCATGTTCGTATCTGTAAATGTTCGAGAGTCGTACAAAGCTTCGATAGTACCCTCCACCATGAAAGCTTTATTGAGACGATCCGCAGCAGCGACAGAGCCGATGATGAAGTCATCCTCAATATTTTTCTTGATTGTAAGTGTACCTTTTTTGATACTGATAGCAGAAGCGGCATCAAGGCCAGCGAGAGCTGATGCAACCTTAATGATACCGTCTTGAGGTCTAAAGCCGTTCTCAGCTGTGAATGATGCTGTGACTGAGCTTGAGGCGTTTGTGTTCGCACGGAAGCTTGTCTTGTATGTAAGGTATTTTCCAACTTCATAAGAAAGTTCGAATGTATCAAACATCGCAAGAGAATATTTTAAACCGGATCCACCGTTTGGATCTGCTGCTGAAATTGTAAGTGACTGATGACTTGCTGATTCAAGTACATTGAATAAGTGATCATATACGAGAGTTTCGCCACCGACTTGAGTCGATGATGTTTCAACTCCGAAGACACCGAGGAGAATTAAGCCGAAAGATTTATCATAAACACGGCCACCGATCGAGCCCTCAGAATATTTGCCGGTAATGTCTTGACTTATTGAGTCTTCTATTACGCCAATAGAACTGTCATCGACAGCATAGTTTATTTTATCGTCGAGAGAAAAATCCATTTTCGGGATCCAGTACGCAGCTGCGACTGCTGTCCCTCTTGTGGTTTCTTTTCCTAGCCCGACACTGAATTTTCGCCCAATTACTTTTGTCATAAATTATTTTTTATTAATTATTGCTTTTAATTTTTCCTCAGCTTCCTCAAGAGAGGATGCTTCGATTGTCATACCATAGTCGGGAAAAAAGTAACCCTCGACAGAGCTGTCTTTTTTCTTAACATCCTCACTGGTCATCATTTTGTTTTGTGATTTATCTATCATAAGTGAATTTATTATAACATACGCTATAAAATGGTTGAGGCGACTTTTGCACTTAGTATAATTTCCTGCATGAAAGCAGCACCTTGAGGGGTTTGAATGTGTCGGCGAGCGCCTTGCACTGGCATAATCCAGTCTACGGTATTTGAGAGTGTATCGTTGCTTTTCTTCTCGAGAATATTGACCACTGCTTTGACGACAGCATCGAGTGATGTTTTAGCTGCGACTTCGCCCAAAACTGTAATCTCTTGTAATATCCAAATAGTGAATTGAATCGTACGGAGATTATTGCTATCGTCGAGCATCTCGTTCTGCTCATTTGTGATGTCGAAAATGACACAAGGGAAGCCGGCAATATCCGGGTTTGCGTAATCATAAACATGCGTGCTTAAAGCCGGGACCGTGAGAAGTAAAGTTTTTATTTGTGCGCGTACTGCGTTTGGATCAAATGTTGTCATATTATTTTAAAGCGATTTCCGCTGTTATATTTTCTAATGCCGTCGCAAATTCCTTATTGACGTTATCCTTTTGAAGATCGACTGCACGTTTCAAAAATGGATTTGCTTTTGTACCGTTCTTGGCGATTGACTTTGCCACAGCCCACGGATTAAGCCCTCGCTTTCGTGCCCATGCTTCGAGTGACTTAGTTGCAACGGGATGCGGACGTGTACCATTATGGACCGCCAGTGCATACGGAGCATTTGATCTAAATGATCCCTCAAAGCGGCCGATGTCTACTTTCCAATTATCTCTAAGCATCGCAGTGTCTACCGGTGCCTGTAATTTTTCCTCGCCGAATATTCTATTTAAAGCTCGAGCGATTGCTCTATTGATATGCTTTTCAGCAATGGCCGGGAACTGATCCATTTTTGCTTTGAGCCGATCAAGATTTTTTATTTCAAGTTCTATTCCCATAAAATTAAGCGTTCTCGGCTTTTAATAATAAGCATCGGGTATACGCCGTATTGAAACCACGATCATGTTTGACAACTCCACGGACCAAGTAAGTCGCATCAGCTGTATTTATTTTGTCTCCCTCATGCACGTCGATACTTGTTTCGAATATACCGGAGAATCCAGTGCCAAACTGATAACCGTTCATTGTTGATTGCTCTTCTGTGAGCGGTCGCATGTAAAAAGAAATATTACTGTACGGGGTTAAATTGTATGTGGAAATTCCACCGGTATATGATTGGCGTGTAATTGTTGCAATAGATTTTTCGCCAGTGAATGTTCTCATTTAAAATATTTATCTTGCTATTCTGATCATTTTATAACTTGACAAAGCATTTTTTATTGTGTCTGTCATTTTATTTAAACTATAAGAGATCGTTTGGCCCTCAGTAGTTTCGCTGGAAATTCCAGCAGCTTTCCTTGTATTAAAAATAGTACCAATAATTTCAGTCGCCGCCATTGTGATGTCTTGCGGTAACGTGTGTTTGGTATCATCAAATTCATTGTCGAAATCAATTAAATATCCTGCTGTGTAAGTAATCTTAAAACCTTGCGCGACTTGTGGAAGCTGTGCGTAAAAATGTATATAGCCCTCCGGTAAGTACGGCAAATACCCGTCTGCATTGTAAGAAATCCAAACGGGATTTGTCGGCGTACCACTACGATAAGAGACATCTGTCACTTCGGAAACCGGTCGCTGTTTCAAAAAGATCTTGCGACGGCCACGGAAAGAATCGTATATCTCCTCGTATTCTTGCTCAAGAAACTGCCGACCACCGCAGAAGCTTTTTATCAAAGCCGTAACGTATGTTATGGATTGATTAATAAAATCGTCAGAGCTGGTATCGCTTTCGGCGATACCTAGAAAATCTTTGACTTTTTCTATTGTTGTTAAAGCGTCTGCTGGTACAACGTCGGGCATGTTTTTTTTATTTATTGAGCTGATAATTATTCAAGATTTTCTGCACCAGCTTCCGCCGCTGCTTCTTCCTTGTTTTCTTCTGCGCCCTCTTCTTTTTCAGTAGAGTCGCCTGCGCCGCCATTTTCTTGGCCAGCTTCTTCTTCCTTTTCTCCGGCTGTGTCTTCGCCGTCCTCAAGATTTTCTGCACCAGCTTCCGCCGCTGCTTCTTCTCCTGCTGTATCAGAAACTTCTTCGAAGTTTTCCATATCAGCACCCTCAACTTGTTCAGCACTGTATATCTTACCTGCTTCGAAATCAACGATTTCGCCTCCCTCTTTTGTAACACTGAGATTTATTTTTGCTTTGTATTGCATAGATTTTTTTAAATTAATTTTAATAATAAAACACTAATAATAATTAACCCGTTCGACTGCCCATATTATAACATAGGCAGTCTTTCGGCCAACTACTACGCGAGCGCAGTTTGGTTGCTTGAAGTGTTCGTATTCTGTTTTACGAGAAGAGAAACACCACAAACGAATGACGGAGTCGTACCGTTCACGAAAGCGATAGTGACTTTTGCACGAACGTAAGGCTTGCTTACGATTGGCAATACTACCTGCTTTGTGCCGATCTGTGCGCCTGCTGTCGCCGTGGCGAAAGTAGAAAGCACAGTATAAGTACCGTTCAAGGTTGCTGAGGCTTCGATAGTAACAACAGCAGTGAAAGAGTCTGGCGTACCAGCTACCGCACCGAGTTGTACAACCGCAACCGCGTCAGTGTCCTCGTTTGGAGTGATCAACTGACCAACACCTGTGACCGTCGCAGTCATTGCAATCGGTGCAATGAGCTGGATCGGCTTATACATTGAAGCTATATCACGCATAAGAGTAAAGTGTTTACTTTTAAAAGATCTCGCGCGGACGAGGCGCTTGAATCAAACCAAGCATCTTTATGATGCTGATGTCTTAAGAACAGCAAACGCAGCTGGCAAGCCGACTGCAAGAGCGTGGCGGACCACACAGCGCACAGCTGACATGTTTGACTCAAAGAGTGAAACACCACCGACTACGCCCTCTTGTGAAATCGAGATACCCATGTCAGCGCGAACGCCCATGTAGAGGTGCTTTAGATTTCCAAAGATCACATACTTTGTAGACACTGCTGTCGAAGACGGCATTTTGTCTGACAAGTAAACTGGGTATCCCCACATGGTCCCAGCCATTGCTGTCGGGAAACCTTGAGTAGCTACACCACTAAGCACTGGGTTCATCGTTGAGATGAAGTAATCCCCGGAAGTAGATGCCTTTGCTTTCTGCAAAATCGCCCATATTGAGCGGTGCATAATGAAAGCAGCACCTTGCAATGCCCACGGCTTAACCTGTGTGATCAAGTCACGCATGTTGTCGGGAGTAGATGCAAGCGCGAAAGTAGAGTTTCCTGTACCGTTCGCTGGCTGGACCACAGTAACACCAGTATCAGTCAAGATACCAGTAAACGGTGCACCTGAGCCTGTCAAACCTTGCACATCGAGCTGACCTGCAATCGCTTCCGCGAAGAGTTCAACAAGAAGATCAACTACTGATACGTTCGCATCAGCAAGCAATTCGTTTGACATAGGAGTAATACCAACCATTGTCTTTGATGACAATACAACCTGCTCGAAAGTAGGCTGTGATCCGGTTCCAGCTGTGTTTTCGCCCGGATATGAAACAGTAACAGTTGCAGAGAGACGAGGCACGTTTAACGTGTCGCTCTTCATCGGGAATTTTCGGCAAAGCTTTGGCACGAGTCCAAAATCTTCGACGATGCGGTTTACTTCCGCAGCAAATTCTTCCGGTACAATAAAACCTCCGGCTGAACCTGTGCCCTCTGATAATGCCTTAAATGCACCAAGACTTTGCATGTCCTTTGCATATACAGCTTTGACGAATGACGCCATTTTTTCTTTCTTGTCCATAGCAGCAATTTCCTCAGCTGACTTTGAACCGAAAGATCCAGCAAACTTGTTGCTAGACATACCGAGCTCTTTCATCTTTGCATCAACAGCTGTTTCAGCTGCCTTTTGAGAAACCTCGTCGAGAAGTTTTACCAACTCGTCTTTTTCCAACGTAATTTTTTCACTCATAATTTTAATTATAAAGTTAGCGCACTTAATAAAGTGAGACTTCTTATTTTACACCTTTCTCTTCGAGAAAACGGTTTACCAATGTTAGACCAATCTCACGGCTTTTAACATCGGTAATGAATATTCGGCGAATGAGCAAAAGATCTTCGGCACTCAGTTCTTTCGCGTCTTCTTCGATAGGTTCATCAACCTCTTCGATCGGGTCCTCATCTTGCTTTTCAGCTTCGATGTCTTCCTCCTCGCCAGCTTCTTTTTCAAGAGCTTTCTCGTCCTGCTTGTCAGCAGCGGAGTCAGCTTTTAACTGCTCCAAGACGATAGTCGCTTCTTTCATTGAAGTAATAGCGGTATCAATATTTTTAATAGTCTTTGCGGATAATGTACGGCCGTCTTTCGCCATGAAAGCAAAAAGCTTTGCGATTGATTCTTTTGAAACATTTTTAACATCAAGCTTTTTAACTGTCGTGACTTCTTTCGCTTCTTCGGCTGGCTCTTCTTCTGCTGGTGCTTCGGAAGTGTCAGCGTCAGCCACAGCTTGCAATAATCCAGCAGCTTCGGACACCAATGTTTTGAAAGAATCAACAGAAGTCTCTTCATCAAAATATGTCGTGTAGAAAGCAGAAAAGATTTCATAAACAGCTTCGGCTTTTTCACATTTCATTTCGTACATTTCTTCTGCATCAATCTCATCAGCGATTGCACCCTTAATCTCCGGGATAAGTGAAAGATCCATGCCTTTCATCGCGAGGCGTAGCGCCTCTTGGTTTGCTGGGACCGGTACAAATGAAACCTCAAGCAATTCTGATTTTGTGATTGAATTGCCGTTTCTCTCCATAGGAATAAAGCCGACTGATACAGCGTTAAGATAGCCCTCATCGTACAAAGTTTTGATTTGCTGAGCTTTTGGATTACCCTCGGCTGATGCAAATTCGAACGCCATTTCAAGGCCCTTGTCTGTAACTTCGACGATCGTCGCCTTTGCGACTGGAAGCTCATCATACTTATGAGCCCAAAGCATGACTGGATTTTTTAAATAATTATTTAAGATCCAACCATTCTGATCGACAGAGTCGCCGTGACGATCAATAGCAGAAGTCGAAGCGAGTACACGATACTCGTTTTCTTTTTCTCCTTTTGTGACATAGCCTTTTAAAAATTGTTTGTTCATAGAAATATTTTATTAAATTAATAATAGCACGGTGCACTCTGTCGATATGTGCATAAGTCCTTTATTCTCCGCCTCCGTTCTCTTCTTCCACTGGTTCCGGCGCTGGCACTAGATTTTTGATCGCAAGCTTTGCGTCCCGGATAGCTTCCCACTCAATTTTTTTCGCTTGGTATGCGATGATGTTTTCATCACACAAAGCTATTTCATGTTCTGCGTTTTCGATTTCTACAAGAAGCGCATCATACGGCACTGATCTTGAAATGACCTCATTATATTTAACATCTTGACCCTCCAAACGTACCTCTGTTACTTCACTATTATTTTCTATTGACATAATTTAATTCTTATATTAATTAATAACTTTATAATGGTTCGACCAAAAACCAAGCGACTGTTGATGTATCTGTTATATCTGCACTTGTGATTGTAAATGATGTGCCTGCTGTTCTTGCTGTTACAGAAACGTCCACAGTGACAAGGATTGTTCCTAATGTTTGTCTTGTAATAAATATTCTACTATTGGCTGTTACTTTTGTTGTGTTCACAACCACTGTACCAGCGACAAGCGTTGCAATACCCATTGTTGCGTTCGTACCCTCTTTAACATACAGACCACCACCGGCTTGCAAGATATGAAGATTTGCACCTGTGATCTTCACTGAGTCGGTAAGTGTCGTACCACCTTGAAGCGTTCGGAAAATAAAATCAGTGACTTGCGTACCCGAGCCGACGTTTGAGTATTTGAAACATACTGTCCCCGCTAATCTTGAAGAACTATTATCTCTTAAACTGTAAGTGTGTAGAATTTCTTGCGCTGTTGTTGCGTTCTGTCCGTTTTGCTGGAAGTCGAGCATTGTGAGAGTGTTACCTCCTCCTGATGTTGTAGATTTTGCAACGATAATAGCTTGTCCTGCATTGTGTCCAGCACTCGCCATATTTACTCTAAGTCCGTTCGCTGCTGCGGAAGTTGTTGAGTTTGTAATATCAAGAACTGTACCTGCGACTGTATCTGTTACAGTCATTAGTTTTGAAGCAACAACAGAAGAAGAACCTACTGAAAGAATACTTGTACCATTGTTTGTTAAAAGAATAGAACCTGCACTTGTAGCGTTTATGTGTGTAGTAACACCGTTATGCATCCAAAAATGGTTTGTGTTTCCCGGCGTGACGTTTGTTGAATACGCAGCTGCAAAAAGACCCGAAGAAGTATTATCTCTAAATCTTAATCCAGTTACTCCACTTCCATATTTCCAATAAATACTATTGATATTTAAAGCGTATGGATTTGTTATTGTTACGTTTGTACCTGCTGTCGGACCATCTATTGTAAGAGTTGCTACATCAGTGAAAACCGAAGCACCAACAGCTGCAATAGTCTGGCCACGAATATACATTGTCCTTTGCAAAGCGACTGCACCAGTAGCCCATTGAGATGTTTGAGCGAAATTAAAATCTGCTTGGATAGCTTCTGCTGTTGTCGCAAGTGTTGTGTGTGCTGCACCAGTTATAAGAAAAGCTTTCGGCGATCCCGATGTTGCCACTGGCTGAGTGATTGAGAACGTCGTTGTACCAGAAGAGAAGCGAGCGACTTCGTTGCCTGCTGCCATACCTCCGACGACAACATTCATATAACTTCCTGCTTTCGCCGTACCGATCATTGTCGGACCGTCAGTGCCATACAATGAGAGCTGATTTGCCACTGCAATAGCTGTGCCGAAAGTAGTATCGTTATATGTCGATGAGTTCAAATTCACAACAGCAAAATGTGTACCTGTTACATCAGCAAGATCGTTTTGTAAAAATAGATCTGCAAAAGCAGAATTGCCTGCGCTCTTATTTCCAAGAGTAAGGTTCATTCCTCCTGTCGTATTATTCGTACCGATTATTTCAACACCTGCACCGCCGACTGTCGCGTTTGATGTACCTGCCGCTGGACCAGTATGTATCGCTGTGCCCGTGCCTGTGGCATCGATCGTCAGTAATCGAGTAGCAGAATCGTAATTAAAATTAGTATTGTCTTGAGAGAGTAAGCCACCAGTACCAGCATAGATGATTGACTTCGCTGTCATTGCTGAGAGTGTGACTGCGCCAGTGTTATCGACTTTGAATTTACTTGAGCCACCGACTTGAAGATCAGCGAGAAGTTTTGCACCCGAGCCGGTTGCTGTTTCTGTCGGGTTTATCAAAAGCATTGTATATCCTGCTGTCGATGTTTGATTCACAATAGGATCGATCGTCGCAGCGACTTGCACAATACTACTCGCTATTAATCCTGTAGAAGATACACGGAAAAGAGAAGCGACAGAAGTCGAGTCACGTCGTATTGTAAATGCTGGCGATGAAGAAATATCGACTTGTGTACCTGCTCCAAGAATACGGATCGCCCTGTTTGTACCACTACCACCAGCAGCAGTTTGTAAAGTGAAAATGTTTGAGATCCATGAGCCAACTATACGCTCATAGTTTGTAGTCTGATCAGCAGTATTATAAAAAGCTAAAGCTCCACCAGCGCCGAGCGTTGCTGTGTGAGTCGGGACCGCTGTAAGAAAACCAAGACGATGATTTGTACCGTCATAAAAAAAGTTTGCATTGTCTTGCGTGAGCTGATTACTTGCACCACCAAAAGCAACCGAGCCAGCAGTGAAAGCTGTCGTCGGTACGAGATAATCTGTGCCTGCTGTGGCTGCGCTGATCGCTGTACCATTTCCTTTTAGTATTCCTGTCACAGATGTCGAGATAGTGATCACTGGCGTCGTTGTCGGTGTGGCCACTGATCCAGCAAAGCCATTAGCTGATGCCACTGAAACAGTTGTTACACCTCCACCACCCGATCCACTTGATGCGCTCGTAATCAAGCCGTATGCGTTCACAGTGATACTTGCGTTAGTGTAACTTCCCGGAGTGACGCCAGTCGGTATGAGAGCGTCGCCACTTAAGCCGATCGGCATAGCACTGTCTCCACTGGATTTTTTATTGAGCATGAGATTTTTGAGTATCTCATCAAGGCCTTTAATCGCTTTCATTCCGAGGCGATCATTTCCCTTTAATGATTCAAGTTTATCTCGTAGTGTATACGCTGATATTTCAGTACCGTCTTTTCCTTTGGCTCCCTGCAATCCCGGTGCACCGTCACGATAATGAACACCCTTAATCGGCGTTGCTTGTTTGAGAAAATCTTTCACTTCTTTTGCAGTGAAATAGTCCTTGCCTTTTACTGGTGTCTTTCCGTCTTGGCCATCAAAATAATCTTTGTTTTTTATAGGTACACATTTTGCCAAAAAGTCCTTGACTTCTTTTGCAGTAAAGTAGTCAGTACCTTTTACCGGAGTCGCAGCTTTCAAGAAAATCTTAGCATCGGCATCAGTGAAATAATCAGTACCGCGCTTTGGCGTGTAGCCGTCTTTCATACTCATGACCGGCATCTCTTTACCATTGACTGTCATGTGAATATTGGTTACTGCGGTTCCGTTCTGTTGCATTTCAAAGAGACGTTTGTTTGTTTCCTTGATCTCGTTACGCAAGCCAATAAGCAGAGGTTTAACCTCATTCTTGAGCGCCTCTTTAATTATAGATTTTTCGTGCTCCATTTATTTTTTATTCGTCTCCAAATATCGGGATAGTCGTGCACTGGCAATTTGGATGTACTGGCGGCTCAGTGTCTCCATTAGGAAATGCGTCGCCAATCGCAGTGATCACGCCGTCATTCTCGAGGCAGTCTTCATCATCCGGGAAGACCACGATCCACTGATGATCAGTGACGTCAGCTTGCAAATATCCTTGTGTTGCTCCGAAGTTTGCGCTTGCTGCAACCTCTGTGCGAGCGATCATATCAGTGCGGAAGTCTTGCGCCTTTTCGTAAATATCAGCGACGCGCTTTGAGATCTGATCAAGATCTTCTTGTGAGTCGATGCCTTGCTGGATAGTCTTTAAAAGATCTTCGCGTGTCGTGTTATTGATTGTTTCAGCAAAGTATTGTGAACGCTTTTCGATGAAAGATTTGATTGCCCTTTGGTCCATATCAAAGCCGTCGCCATTCGCTGCCTCATTACCAGCGACACCAGACTCGCGGATGTATTGCTTTATGAAAGGAGTGATCAGCTCTATACTTGTCGCAAGCGCATTTTTCTCATTGAAAAGAATATCGCTTACCGCTTTATATTTAAACTCTTTTGCCTCAAGTCCTTTCATTTCTTCTTTAAGATTTTTCTGTACTTCTTTTTCTTGTGTCGCAAAGAAGTCATTAACCTTGCGCTTGAGCGGTGCAGTATTTTCCATTTTCTTTTTCCATGATTCGATATAAGCTGCCTGTGTTTTTTCATCAAGGCCTTTGCGATCTTTATTTTGCTGTCGCTTTGACAATGGCAATTTGCTCATAAATTCATCGACAGCTTTCGATGCCGGAGTCGCGCTCTTTTCGTCAACGATCAACTCGTTAACTGATTTCACTTTAAGCTTTTTTAGTGTCGGCTTTTTAGCTGACTTTACTTTTTCGGGGACGGGACTCGAATCGTTTTCAACAAAATTGAAAGGGATATAAAGTTTCTCGCCCTCGTCTGTGACTGGCAAGCCTTCCTTGCGACGGATGTCATTGCGTGAAAGCCAAACATTATAACCAGCTGTGTATTCAGCCATTCGCTCGACACGGTCCTCAGTGACCGGAGAAACAAACTCGAAGCGAAGACCCTCGCCAAATTCCGGTAAGAGAAATTCGTTAAGTGTATCAACCATTTTTTGCATGAGCGGTTTGATTGTACGAAGCGCAAAGACGTAAACGGAAGCGTCAGCGTTTGCACGGTTCACGTCGTCAGTGATACCGATTATAGATTTTGGCGTACGGAAAATCGCGAGTATCTCATCGCGTGAAAATGTACGCTGTGCAAGGAAGTCCATATCCTTTTGATTGCGTGTAAGCTCTTGATATTTCATTCCACCGGAGAGGATAGATATTTTATGAGAGTTTGCCTCGCCTTGATGTTCTTCTTGCCATTCCTCAGAGAGACGCTTGTATTCTTCGGAGTCCATAGCTGACTCGCCGTCTGTCAAAAGTATGCCGTCGGGACGTGCACCATTCTTGAAAAAGTTTAAGTTCCAATTTCTTGCAGCGTTGTCGGAGTCGATAGCAAAAGCAGCTGCCTCGACGATACCCATACCTTTACTTGGAAATGGAAACGGTCCTCGAGGGTCAAAGTTTTTGTGATGCAATATTTCATTTGGTCCGAACGGGATCACTTGGCCGTCGGGCTGAGTGAAAAGATACCCCTCAACTTTAAGAGGATTTACTTTATCGATGACGATGCGAACCTTGTCGGGTTTTAAAATGTAGATCTCTTTGATCTCGCCCTTACCCTCTTTGTCTCGAGCAAGGTACCAGTACGCATTGCCGTCGAGATCTTTAAATGATTGCGTGTATTCAAACAGCTGGTGCTTTGTCATTGACGGATTGACCCGGTTAATGAGATCAAGCACTGGGCTTTCGAATATCTGCTCGCCATTCTTCATAAGCTTGAGCTCGATGTTTCCGACTTCCTCACTACGCGCAGAGACACAAGCAAATACCCAGTTGCGATATTCTGCGAGATAGTCTTTATTCGATAGCGGTCCTCCACCACCAAAGCCGAAACGCTGCGTGACACTTGTGAACGGTGCTCGCACCATTCCTTTTTTTTCATTCCCCGAAAATAGTTTTGTAAAAAAATTACTCATAGATATTTTTAAATATATTAATATCGAGATTATAACACACGCCCTTTAAAACAAGGGCAGAGTCTTTGTGCATATAGCACGCTCGCCGTACTTGCAATGGAACACCTAGCATATCGATATTTAAAATCTGGACAGACGAGGTCCTCGGTTATCCAAACAATAAAAAGGTTGTATAAAAAACCCAGCTAGTCACCTAGTTGAGTTTTTGATTGACACTTGGCCATAAAAAAGATAAATAAACCTTTGTTTAAAAGGTATTTGTTTGGTTGTATAAACTCAACATAGTATCAACTTAGTGACTAGCACGATATTACATTCGAAACGTCATTACTTGGATCTTAGGCATCGGCAAGAATTGAAACATTGCACGCATCATCAGCGTATCGGAGAAGTCTGGGGATCGGCCAATATTCTTTTTGATTATGTCCTTTGGTATGATTTGAAGCTTTTTATCCTTGTCGCGATTCCACGCCTTGATCTGCTCGAGCTCTTGAGATATAAGCGACTGGATCGTGGTATTTGTAGTACGCACTGAGATCTCACGCTTATTGATCTTGTACGCAAGATACCAATAGCACTGCGCTCGGAGATTGAGATAGTTATCATTTTTGTATGGCTTGCGTCCTCCCATGAAACCACGACAGCCGAGACGGTCCTTGATACCTCCACCGACACCGTCCTCATCGGCCACGACATGCGACAAAGGCACGCCAAACTCTGCGCGCCATTCATTTACTTTTTGCTCAAGGCTCACGATGTTTGGTTTATTCGGGTCCGTCAATATAGGCATCTTCTTATAAGCGCCGATCTTCTTGCAAGCCCAGCCCTCCCAGTATGTGATCACACTTCGATCATCTCCGAAACGTGCGACGTCGATGACGAGATATTTTTTATCGCTCTCGCTTGGCAGAATAATATTCGTGAACATGTCAGTGATCGCCTCGTAGTCACAGAGCACAGCTGGATCATCGTTGTATTCCCAATTTCCATAGAGTAATCGCTCGCGCGTTTGCTTGTCGAGCGTGAGCAAGTTTTCCATATAGCTTTGATCGAGGAAAGGGTTATCGCCCGGAAGCGCTTGCACAAACTTTAAATTGCGAGGCAAAGTATTTTCTCTTGATGGTTTGTAAAATTGAGAATATAAATATCCCTTATGCGGGTTACATGTCATGAACATTTTCGGTATCAATCCATTCTGCTCGAGCTTAAAACGAATACGCGAGCGCATGACGTTCTTACCTTTTTGCGTAACCTGTGAAGCCTCATCAATGAAAGCCCATGTGTACTCAGTCGAGCCAAGATAATCATAGTCGGGGTCCGACGGGTAAAACTTTAATTCTTTCAAATAAATTGTCGAGCCAGTTTTCTTAAAACGGATGACGCCGTCGTTTGCATTGTATGTGTAGTGCTTCTTATCTTTCAATCCCCACCGATGCAATAATTCGAAGAGCGTGAGCAGTGTCGATTCCTTGAGTGATTTTAATTCCTCTCGAGCGATACAGCCACGGATGCCTTTATAATTTAAAGAAAGAAGTATACCCCATGCGCAACCAAAGAGCGACTTGCCACCTCCACCGGCGCCGCCGAATAGTACCTCGTTTGTTTCTTTATCATTGAGGTATTGGTACGCCTCGAACTGGCGCTCTGTCATCTCCCAATACAGATCCCGTCCCGGCTTCTTTGACTTTATTGTCTCCGTTTGTGTTTCCTCCATTTGTTTGTCGTGGCTTTGCTATGCCGATATTAATTGTAACGATGTCAGTCTCGTCATCTTCGACCACAGCTTTCTCATTCCACCCGTTCGTGACTTGAAAAAATAACTTGTATAAAAACGGATCGCCTTTTTTAAGCGCATGAGAATAAAGCGAAAACATCATATTTTTAGCGAGATGCTTTGCCCAGTTTCTTGCCTCAAACAAAGGGTCCTTTTCTTTGATCTTTTTATTCCACTCTGACAATGTGCCGGGGTTAAGATTATACTTTTCCGCAAACTCTCCTTGCGTCCGCAGCTCAATAAGATCAAGCAATACTTCGTCCTCAATACCAACTTTATTAATGACATCATCGCGTGACATTTTACTCATGAGCGTCACTGGCAAAGACTTCCAAATGGCATAGAGATCGTATATTTCTTGATTACTTTTGCGCGTCGGATTGTCCTCAGTTTTCGGTCCAGCGCCTAGTAGTTTAATTTGCGGGTTTGTTTGGGTTGTGTTTTCCATATTTCTATTATATAACAAAGCTTTATTAATTTCTGCTAAACCGAATTTTTATCTGATCTCGCACTCAAATATTTACTCATAACAACCCAGCAAACACCGAATATAATAGCTTTGCCGTTGTATGCTGCAAGATATTCATCTCTGCTTATAGCACCGCACTCCAATGCTCGATCAAAATATATTTGATGTAAAATTGTCGGCGGATATGGTGCGTCTTTAATTTCTAAAATTGTTTGTGTCATCTTCGTACAAATAAAATAAAAAACTGTCCTAAGGTTGATTGCTTGATCTCGTATTCTGTTAAAAGTAAAAATCGAAATTGCTGAGGAAGTCCATAAATAATACAGTCTTTTAATTCCCAGTCTCTTCGCAAATGAAACATGCCTTTTGGTATCTGTGCCCAGTAATCAAAAGTTTTTATTTCCATTTTTTCAAATTCGCTTTTGCTTCCAATGACGAGAAAAAATATTACTTTATAATGATCTATTTGAAACTTATATTTTGTTAAATCCATTGAGAGGGTTAGAGGAGTCGAACCTCTTGCTTCTCGTAATTCCCTAGCCCTCATGAATGACTAGGGCGAGTGCTCTTCCGTTGAGCTAAACCCTCGGAGCCGAAGAGTTTTGTTTCGCATGTGTATGAAAGGCCACACGCTTATTTTGTCTCTTCGAGAAACGTCCGGGTCGAAAGCAGACGTCAAGAAATCTTAATGCTTACGTCGTCGCGCTTGTACTATCTTCGCAAGCTCTGTGACTTCTTCTTTTCCGAATTTCTCACAGCAAAGTGTAATTAATTCTCGATCAATTTTATGAGCTTGTACCGCTGCAATTAATTGCAACTCGAGCCCGATCGTTTTACCACTATCGAGAAACTTAGCAAAGCTTAAGATCGCATCTTTCTGAACCTTGTTGTAAAACTTCGGATCATATTCGAACAATGCCATTGCTGTCGAAATATAGCTGTTCGCTTTTATCTCCGGCATCTTGTCTGCCTCCGCGACTGTGATCTTTTTTTTAGCAGCCATTAGATATTTTCAAGAGCATTGATAATAGCTTCCCAAGTGTCAGTCATCTCAATATCAAACTCCATTTTCGTATTCTCAAAGATGCCTCTAACAACTTTCCAATGATCACGATTTGAAGGCATGATATCGAAAGTATATTGAACTGCTTGCGCCTTGATCCACGCTTCGTCAAAGCGCTTTCTATCCTCGATGTCGTAAGATGTCGAACCAGTCGCAACGTCAGTGATAATTTTGAGCGTACCGTCGGCTTCTTTTCTCGCAAACTTCTCGACGATCTTCATTCTCGTCTCCTCACTTTCTTCATAGAAAGATTTTAAGATCGCAACAATGCGATTTCTTGCACGAGCTTTTTCGCTATGCAAAGGTATATCAAGCCAAATATATATTTGGCGGATAAGCTTTACACTTAAAACGATTGAATCGACTGTATTTTGATTAACATTTTTTTTTTTTCTTGACATATTTTTAATTAATTAACTTTTTAATGCGGCAAAAATGCCGTTCATCGCGATTCCGACAATCACGATACCAAAACCCAAATGTATATCATCGCCTGCGACTGATAACATTATTACCCCGAACAAACCAAGAATAACATTTAGAACAATTTGAAATATTTTCATATATCTTTTACTTAATTACTTTTCGACTTCTTATTATAATTATCAGAGCATTTTTGACAATACGCTGATCCATTGCGACGAATACCAGTTAAACATTTATTAGCGCAACTTCTATTTTCGACACGGAAAACAACACCCGTCTTTTTATCAATAAATCTAGGCATTATTTTCTTCTGAAATACGATGATCATGTCCGCTTGTAACTTCTCCCTCAGGAAGATCTTTACATTCGACACAATCCTCTTTTTCTTTTTCTCTAAAAACTTTCTCCTCGTCGACTGGCTTCTCGAGAAGTTTTGAGTGTTGATAAACATTTCCCAATTTTTCCATTTGGCGAACATTCCTCTGATCCAAATAGATCGGTGCTTCGAAACCCTCAACAGCGATGCAATAACCGCCATTGATCCAATTAACCGGCAAAAGCATTTCCTCGACAACAGCGCCAGCTTTGATTTCTTCCGGCGTGTATTCTGTCTTATCCGGCGTCATCTCAAGTTTCGACATTGCAATCGGAACTTTCACGATGTCGCCGGAGTAAAGACCTGCGCCTATTTTGTCAAACATCGTTGTAAATTCTCGAGCGAAAGACGAAATATTATCAATGACCATTGTGATGTCTGATCCGTCTTCTGCTGTTCTTTCAAGCAGCACAGAATCAACACCACCAGCGCCACTAAAGAAAATACCTCGACACGCTTCCTCTTTCCAAACACTCACACCCTCGACCAACTCCGCATATAAAACATTGTACTTAATTTGTTTAAACATATATTTTTATTTTACTACAATTAATTTTTAATCCAAACAGTAAGCGGTGGATAACTCCGAACGCTATTTAAACAATTCATTCAACTTTGCGATTGTCTTCGGGCCAGCTTGCACGCCTTTGTTATCCGGTATGCCGTTTAACTTCTGAAAATTCAAAACACCTCTTTGAGTAACCGGTCCGTACAATCCCGTACTCTCGACGTTTGTCGGAAACATACCGAGATATTTGAGACAGTCTTGAAGTTTTACAACTTCGCTCGTACGATCTCCGCGCTTCATGTATTTTGTAAAAACATAGTGAGGCTTTTGGATGTTCGTGTCATAAATAAAATTGATCGTATAGCCGGCATAAAAAGATCGAAGCTTGAGCCATTCTTCCGTAAGAAAACGCTGACCAAACTTTGCTTGATTCGGTCCCCAAGAGTCGTCCATGACGATGTGCTTTTTTCCGTCGATCAAAATATTATCATGTGCAGCAGTACCATGTCCGCAAGATTTTTGTGAATTTGGATCTGCTTTCGGGAAAGTCGTCCACTCAGAATAATCAAAACGATGACCAAGCAAAACACCTTTTCCTTTCGTGGTTATATCAGCAATCGCGTCTATATCCCTCGGCAATTCGACAAAACCGGCTGATTTGTAGCGTAAAGCGACCTTATCGCTGTTTGCATCAAGTCCGTCCGTTGCGTTCTGCTGTGCCTCATTTCGGCCCTCTGAGGGCATAAGCTCCTCGGTTGTAGCACCGTGTAAACGGGCAATGTTCAGCGCATCGGGCAAATACATGCCTCCCTGCCCTTGATTTTGGCGACGGATATAAATATCTCGAGGCGAAAGATGCACGAACGCACGACCCTCATAAACCTCATCGATGCCGAGGATCTTCGCGACAGCAAAGGCGACACACGCAGAACTCGAACCTTGATTAAAAATTGGCAACTGTCTCGGTGCGCGCTCTTCCCATACTGGTGCTGGTGCACTTGCGAATAATTCCTCATGAATAAAATCTTTTTCTTTTTGCTCTCCGGTGCGAGGATCGGGAGCGATACCGTTATAATTTTTTGTAAGCATTATTTTTTTTGAATCTTAATTTTAATATTTACCCAGCCGACTTTTTCATTTGATACTTTTCCCTCAAAACTTCCACATAAAACATATTTGTCATTTTTGAAAAGCGCATCAGCGATTCCTTTCCAAACATTATCAACATCTGCGCGAACGTCATTTGCAAAATATATCTCAATATCCATTTTAGCAATACGTTCTCTCGAAGTCGAAAGCGGTATATTCTCGAGAGCATCATCGCCAGTATATTTTTTATAAAATGCCGAGCGCACATATTCTTTCCAAGCTTCATATCTTTGTGATGCGTCATTCCATTTACTCTTTTGCGTGGTCCGATGATAGCCGAGCGGATTTCCTTTTTCATCTTCTTGATTTCCAAAAACTGTAAACTCAAACACTTCGTAAATAAGATCCGTCATGCTTTTAATAAATTAAGCAAACTTTTTAATGACTCATTGCTTTGCATTTCGATGTCGTCGTTTTTCAGATCCCAATAAATCTTATCGTCTCCGGCCAGCTGATCCGCACTGACCACTTGCCCGTCTGTGTAAATCGCTAAACCGAAAGCATGATCTGTTTTGTGAAATGCGACAAGAATCTCTGCGATGCCGTATTTATTATTTTCGTACCAGTCGCGCTTTGGATTTGCTTTTCTGCATAGTGATTTTATTTCGTCTCGTGGATTATTTTTTTCCATTAAATGAAAACTTTTCAATTAAAGTTTTCGAGGCATCACTGACGGCCTTATCCGGTGGCTTTATCCCAAGTGCGATATTTTTGATATTCTCAAAAATCTCTTGTACTTGTTTTACTTTCTTGTCGCCGATCCGCTTGTAGTCTTCCGCTTGCATTTTGTACGTCGGATTAAACCCAAGCAATCGGTTCCAGTCTGGCGTGATAGAAATTATATTATTTCCTGCTACGCTTCCCCCTCCGAGTATTGCAACCTTTCCGCTGATCTGTGCTCGCAATGCCATAGGCAGTTCGTCTTCTGTGATGCTGATGAAATCATTTTCTCCAAACCCAATTTTTATTTTAAAGAACATTTTTATTTTTAGGCAACACCTCGTCCCTTACCTGTTAATATTTCGACCTGTTTCCGTTGAACGTCATTAAAAACTTTTGTGATTTTCTCTTGCATGTCCCACGGCGATGTTATCTGCCACACACTGACCTTGTTTGTCTCGACAAGTTTCGGGATCAGTGCCATGACTTCGTCGAAGCCGTACGTCTCGATCAGAAAGTCGCAAGCCGAGCGCTGAGTTTTGTTTCCGTAAAAGTTTTTATTTTTTGCATCAATCAGCTTTGAAAAAGAATCTAAAATCTCAGCTCCCAATGGATTAAAAACTGGCGATTTTTTTGGACTCTCCTGCAAGCCCGGGACGGGCTTGCTATTAGAATCTAAATCTAAATCTAAATTAGAATAGTTCGAACACCTTGCATACCCCTTGCATACCCCTTTCGTTAATTCGTCGGGAAGTATATAAAATCCTTTATTTATAAGCTCCATTACAAAATCTTGGTTTAGCTCTTTTAGAATGTTATAAACTCCCTTACTTGTCAAGTCACTCTTGATCTCTTGGTGGACGACAAACTTTTGGATCACGACAAAGCCCGAAATGTACCGGATTTTAGGTGCCAATCTTGCCATCACTTTTTTGATCATTGAGACATCAAGACCCGTCTCAACAGCGATCACTTTTTCGGGCACTTCATATATGCCTGCGATATTTGTATGAGCATTTGTCAAGAAGTAAATAAATAATAACTTCTCTGTGCAGTCAAGCTCTGAAATATAAGTATCGTTCCAAAAATGTGTATCGATATATCTATGCTTTCTATTTTTATTTGCCATATTTTTAACTTTATTAGAATTGCTCGACCAATTACTCCGAACATTATAAATCTTTTGTAATCAATTCGCACTGTGGATAACATAGGGGACAAAGTGCATTTCTATTTTTCCATGAATTTTAAGATATGCGCGACGACGTCGGCATTAAAAGCATTGCCAAGAGCTTTATATCTCTGAGTGTTTGATACGCTGGCCGTGTAATTATCCGGCAAGCATTGCAAACGCTCGCACTCAACAGCTGTAAGCTTTCTTATATTTTTCCCCTCAACCAATTTATTATTATCTTGCCAAGACGAACTTGAGAGCGTCGGGACTTTTCCGCCTTTCGTTTCTCGCCAATATGTTCGGCGGTATTGATACACACTATCCCATTCGTGCTTATCTCCGACAGCACTACCACGGCCACCAAGTCGAAGTGTTTTTGATTTTTTCTTTATTTCAAGACCTACTGGCGGATGAGGGATATTCTCTAAAATATCTTTTAAATAAATTCCCCTATCGATCGGCTGGACCACTCCGGGGATGTTCGTCCAAAATAATCTCTTGCGTGTCTGTGCTGACACGAGTGACGCATTTATCATTATCGGTTGTACACCTACCGCCTCAGTGATGATGTCTTTCGCTTCTTGTGGCATCGAGTTTACATTTTCAAGAATAAAATATTTCGGTTTTAACTCTTTAAGTATTCGCACATATTCCCAAAACAAACCCGATCGAGATCCCTCTAAACCCTTACGATCTTTCTTTGCTATTGAGAGATCTTGGCATGGAGATCCGCCAATAAGCAGATCAATTTTGCTATTAAATATATGTGGAAAATTAAATCTATTAAGCGTTTGTACCCCCCCCACATGCTTTATTTGAGGAAAGTTTTTGAGAGATATTTCGATTGCACTTTTATCAATTTCGCTCGCATAATAATTTTCAACAGTATATTTATTTTTTAGTAGCGCGACCATAGCACATGAGATCCCGTCAAATAGACTCACTACATTTATTTTTTTCTTCATGTTTAATTTTCAATTTTATTTTGATAAGCAAGATCTCCATAAAGCTCTCGAGCTTTTCTATTATAGGCAATAGCAGCAGATTTTTCGTCCTTAAAACTACCTACCTCATATCTGATTTTGTCTTTTGTAATTATTGAACGAAATCTATTATTCTCTTTATCATAATTAACACCCTTATATTTAGATGTGAGTTTTCTGCCATTATGAAACGGATGTTTTATTGCGTAATGAGTAATATGATTGTATGTAGTATATTTCAGATTTTCCTTTCGATTATCTAATGTATTTTTGTTTTTATGCAATACTGATATTTTATTTTTTTCTGACTTTTTTTTTAAAATAATTTCTTCCATAAAAACTGGATTCCATTTTCCATTACTTTTTTTAATATCCATTACTGCTCTATAATTCTTAATTTTATTTTGAGTAGATTGAATAACACAACGCCATTTAAACTGCAAAAGATACGGATAGTCTTCATCATCAACAGTCGCGAATTTCCCTTGCGTTAATTTTATTTCTTTACTCATAGCATTTTTCCTTGATTATATTTTTCAATATCGACCCAATCGTTTCGATTGTATTCTCCTTTCTTAAACGCGTGATCTTTTTCAATCGCCTCTTGCAAAGTGATTTTTTCATCCTCGCGCTCCGTGATTTTATTTCTGAAAACTGCGACATGCCTCGGGACCGGCTCGCCTCGCAAGAAATCAAACCCTCGCTTAGTAATGAGCCACCCTGCGCGCGTGTCATGCGTCTCAGTGCCGTCTTCGTCCTTTCTCATGACCTTTGTGATCAAACCGAGCTTTGATGCCCATGTAGTACGGCTTTTAATCGCATAGGAAGCCACTGCAAGGCTCTGTACATGCACTTTGTTCGCTTCATGGAACGTGATGCCACTTTGGACCTTTGCGTGCACTATACGGCCCATTTCAAGCAATAGCGATGCTGTGAGGTAATCAATCGAAAACCAGTATACGGCCATAGACGCGTCGCAGTTCGGGCAGCGCGTGTGATCTTTAAATTGAGGATATGCTTTTGTGACGACTGCTCGAAGCAAAGGCAATTCAATTTTAAAATAGCGCGCGATCCTCTCGAGCAATGTGCCGAGCAATCCGGGTTCGTATGTTGTTTTATTTTTAATTTTTTCCATTAAATTATTTAATGTTTATCATTTTTAATTCCCAATAATCTTGAAGCTGCATTACTACACTCCCAAAAGCTGGAGAACTTGCTTTTTTACCTAAACCGCTTTCGAATGAAATTCGACCATTCGGTACAAACAGTCTTCCCCCCCCCCGCGAGATTATGGAATCTGGCTGTTGTTAAAAACTCAATAGGAAAAAGTATATAAATCTCATTCCTTGCTTCTTGATATGTTTGCCAAGCTTTCTCTAAGAATTTATGCTTCATTGTAAATGGAGGGTTTATCCAAATACGTTTATATTTTGTCCAATCTTTACTTAATCCGTCAGTATCGATTGTGTCGTAGTTCTGTATACCAAATTCTTCGGCCTTTGATTTAGTAGTTGCAGGGTCATAATCAAACACACCAAATCTATCTACAAAACTTTTAGGGGTATAGTATTCGTTATCTTTCGTAAATTGTACATTTGCTTTTGCCATAAAATTAATCTTGAAGTAAGCCGTACGCAATACATACGACAGCTATTAATAATGTCATGAAAGAAACAAGAACAAACCATGCTGAGATGCCAAACTTTCCGGTTGTATTACTTGCTGAGAAAGCGCAGAAATAAGAGATCGCACCAAAAACAAAACCAAGCACGACATAACTGATTTTTGGATATTTTTTATACATTGAATTAATAAATTAAGTTTTTAATGAGATCCGCAAATATGTTCATCAGTAAGAGAAAACCACAGAAGAAAATAAACAGAACGACATAAAAAAGAAAATGTTTAAATATTTTTTTCATGGCTTAAAAGGGTATTTCTCCACCAGCGTTTTCCGGATATTCAAGGACCGGATCCTCCGCGTATAGAGGCGCACCGTCATCTATCGGACCGTCTTCTACTGGCGGTTTCGGATTCCATTTGCTTTCTGTCTCTCCGTCTTTTTTCTTTGGTCCAAACTGAATATTGTCAGCGATGATCTCTGTCGTATATTTCTTGAAGCCCTCCTTACCGTCCCATGATCGAGTTTGTAGTCGGCCCTCGACCATGACCTTACTACCTTTGTTAAGATATTGTGCTACTGCTTCCGCTTGTCGGCCGAAGACAACAATGTTATGAAAGTCCACAGCTTCTTTTTTCTCCTGTGAATTTTTATCTTTCCAAACGCGATTTGTCGCGATAGAAAAAGAGCAGACAGATGTACCACCCTCTAATTTTTTAAGTGACGGATCTCGTGTGAGAT